ATGAATCGTCGTGAAAAATTAATTGCTTCTGTCATCGGCCCTGAACTTGACGACAAGAAGGCCAAGATGCTGGATGCCACCATGAAATTAATTCTTGGTGACATGGGCCAGCACTACTGCAAGATGTGGGAGGCAGAAGGTCCTGGCGTGATGGTGTTCCAGCCTCAGAACCAGGAACGTTCAATGTTTTTTCTGACACTCAAGGAATTGCACGCAGCACAAGAAGAGTGTGAACGCAATAACGATGGCGACATGGCCGAAAGCTTCCGCCGAATCCTTGGGGCCGCACAAAAGATTGATCCAACAGAAAAAGCTGGCTATATCATCAACGATACCGAGGGCATGCGCTATTTTGAGATTGACTATACTCAAGTGTCTGAGAAGTAATGGGCGTTGCTGGAATTGGTGCTCGTCAAGAAAACGCTGAAGTCATTACCAGCGAAGATCTTGTGTCTACAGCCCATGCGTTGATGGATGGCATTGACCTTGATGTAGCTAGTTCCAAATTTGCCAATGACTACGTTGGTGCAACGGAATATTACACGCCAACTGACGACGGCCTTAATGAACAGCAGTGGTACGGAAGTGTATATCTCTTTCCACCAAGCGGAACGTACTACTGGGAAGCAAAACGTTCCCGGTGGAAAATGACACGGTCAACTTCACCAACTCTTGTATCATCCCACGCGGTGTGGTTCCGTAAGATGTATAAGCAGTGGATGGCGCGTCAAATTAAACAGGGCCTGTATTTTACCAACTGCCCTGACATGATTCGTTACGAACAAAAGATGTTCGATTTTCCCGTGTGCATCCTGCGGACACCTCCGATTTTGCTGTTCCACATTGGAGATGAGATCAAGAAGCGTACCACATGCACCTCATTTTTGGTATACTTTCCGCCCATCGACAACGTCGATGAAGCTACAGAAAAATTTGTGGATTTGTATTCGCCTAAAGGGCGAGTTCTCCTTTGATTTCTGTATACTGAACAGGAATCAAAAGACGTATGAGCGTACTTGCCGACTGGGAAATCAAGCAGCTTGCCCTTGAAGAGGGCATGATTGACCCATTTGTTGATCACCTGGTCAACAAAGAAGGAGATCGTAAGTTTCTCAGCTATGGCTTGTCGTCATACGGATATGATATTCGCCTGTCCTCCAAGCAGTGTTTAATTTTTGGCAAGATCCAGGCTGGGGATTGTGATCCAAAAGATTTCGATCCTGATATTTTGCGTCCTACTGAGCTTCTTGAGGATGACCGTGGTCAGTATTTCCTCCTTCCTCCGTATGGTTACTGCCTGGGCGTTGCTTATGAGCGGCTGAAACTCCCGCGTGATGTCACTGTAGTTGCCGTAGGTAAATCTACTTACGCACGATCGGGAATCCTGGTGAATATTACACCAGCTGAGAGTGGCTGGCAGGGCTACTTAACGCTGGAAATTAGTAATTGCACTGGACTGTATAACAGGATTTACGCGAACGAAGGAATTACGCAACTCCTGTTCTATCGTGGTAATCCCTGTGAGGTTAGCTATCAAGACCGCAAGGGTAAATACCAGGATCAGCCAAACGAAGTAGTGTTTTCTCAAGTTTAAACAAACGCTTTACCGAATTGAGGTAATGGTTTCTGGGCGTAGCCTACACTGCCGGCACGCCCACCGGAATCACCACGCGTTGGGACTTCGGATCCATTGATGCTGGCAGGGCGTCTGGCAACTTTACCGCGAATGGTTGGTTCGTCGATGCTTGCTGATTGCCGGAATTTACCGGCAGTTCGTGCAGCACGCATAAATTTGGCAACACGCTCCTGGTCTTTATTAACGGAAGCTGCAGAGGATCGCGCATCTTCGTCCACACGCCGCAAATCGGTGTCATACGCCTGCTCTGGTCTGAGGTCCGAAACTTCGGCTCCAGAGGTACCAGAGAGCTGACGTGGATCGTATGTGGAATCAAAAAACTTAGCCATATTAATATTGTAGAAGGAATAAATCAAGCCACATATAACCATGCACGCCGCTGCTGGATTCTTAGACAGTTTTGTTCAAGACGAACTGGATTGCCGTTGTCTGGAATTTGATGACTTTGGGGCTCCTCTTGACAATGAAGAAAATGACGTCCCTCTGTATGATATGTACAACCGAGGGTTAACGGCATGTCAGCAAGGACTGGAAAGGAATCCACTCAATCTCGAGGGGCGACGGCCCGGAACGACGGGCTATATTCCGTCAGTGGAGGAAGCGATGGAAGCGTATCCAGCGTCCAGTCCACGGCCGAAAAGCTTAGTGCTGCAGCTCGGCGAGCCCAGCGAGGAGATGATCGAGATGTCACGAAAGCGCCGTGGTTTAACCCGGTAGAGCGCGAGACACCTTCAGAAGATCGAACAGTTGTTATGGAATGCAAGGACGGTGTGTGCCCTGTACCCTGGGCAGTGGAACCAACACCTGCACCTGTGGAAGAGCACAAGATTGCACGAGAGTCTTCTCCACTCCTTAAAGAAGATAACGTCAACCATCCGGCTCATTATACGGATGGCGAAATTGAATGTATTGAAGCTATTGAAGCTGCATTAACCCCAGAAGAATTCCGTGGTTATTGCAAAGGTAATCTAATGAAATATGGATGGCGTGAACGCCACAAGGGCGGAACTGAATCTTTGCGTAAAGGTCAGTGGTACCTGGATCGCCTGATTAAGTTCGACGAAGCTCAAAAGGGCTGAAGCTCATCTTCATCATCGTCCTCGTCATCGTCTGAAATGCAGACGGTGGCGAGTTCCAGCAGTTCCAGTTCTGTGGGGATGTCGAAATCTAATTCAATCTCTTCGTCATTGAGCAGTGTTTTGACGGCATGCCATTCCATCAGCCGTTGATGGTAGAGATTCAACAGTGCGGCATAGAGTTCTTCCCATGTAAGTTCTTGGGCTTGAAGTTCTGCTTTGCGCATTGAGAATTGCAGTTCCAGTGGAAGCTCAAACTCCCGTGGTTCGACCGAACGCTCCATCTGTCCTGCTGAATCCTTTTGCATTATTCTAAGACTACTCGTCAAATGCTACATCTAATTGTCAAAGACGGAGTCGTAATCGTCCACCCAAGGATCTTGGTCGATGCAGAAGTTATTGGCGAATTCTGAAAGGACGTAAGGATTGAGGTTTTCTTCCAGGCGGCGGATTGCTCTGACCTGGTAAAGTGCTGCAGTGTAGTTGCGGAATGCCGTCAGAAGGATTTCGGTTGAGGACCAGGGATTCGCATCGATTTCCTGGAGGAACAGATTAACCTCTTCCCGGCGACGGTCGATGAGGCCACCAACGACGTGATGGTATTCATCAAAGATCCAGCGGCTCATGGAATCAGATGCCGTCTTGAAATCTTCTTGTTCGATGGCATCAACAATCTCGCTGTACAAGAAGGGCTCCCAACCAATGGAGTGTACGAATGAGATTAAAGCCTGGCGCATGGAATCATCCAAGCCCAGATTTAATTTCTGCAATTCAATATCAATGATGCTTACCTCGTGGAACAAGTATTCCAACGCTTTTTCTTTACTACAGCGCTGCCCTTGTTTAACGGGTGAACCGTCTGGATAAAATTGAGTGCCGAACCCAATGGTATAGGGCTCGGCACCAGTGGCAGGATCTGCGTATGCCTTCTCGTTAAACCCTTCGTATTTACGAATTAGGTTAATGGCATGCGCAAAATCAGCCATGGTAATAACAAATAGTTATCACCAATATACACAATTTTTACTTGCCTTGACCCCTGGTTTTCTTACGGCCGTGATTAGGCAAAGAATTGCGACCTTGGCCTTGACGCGTTTTCTTGGGTTTACCTTCGATGTGAATGACGTTGGACTTAGGCTTGGCCATGCTGACAAAGAATCAACACATTCAATTTAGCAAGAACTCACCATTTCACGCGGTGGCTCCAGTATCTGGCGGACATGATGTCAGGGTTTGGATCTTGAGCATTGTGGCGTGCGTAATAAGAACGCTTTCGAGCTTTGTCCTTTTCTGTTGTGGGGTTCTTGCCAGCGCCTTCTACACCCTGCTGACCAAAGCGAATAATTTTTTCTTCTCCACCTTTACATGCTTTAACAACATGCGACTTAGTTGGATGCCCTGGAGTTTTGCGGGGTTTATTACAGGGCATTGAGTCTTTATGTAGCTTGGCCGCTTTAGCTGCTTTTTTATGTTGTTCTGCCATACTAACAATTAATTACAAATCAAAATAAGAAGGTGCACCTTCGTCCTCCTCATCTTCAAAGTATTGAAAATAAGTAGATCGCTTTGGTGTATATGTCTCCGCTTGTTTTATATTACTATCCTCATCTTCATCTTCAATCATTGAACTGATTGAACCCATTGCCGCAAATGGATTTGAAAAATCAGGCATACTAAAACCAAGTAAATTTTTAGCTGTCATATCTGTACTTGAAAAAGCTTTACCGCTTGCAGGTAATAAGTCTTTATCTTCTTCTGTGGCATCGGGGAAGAAATCAGTGTAAAAATCTGTTTCAGTTCCCTTGTAACCTGCTTTTTGAAAGATCGAAAACAACTTTGATTGACCTGTTGAAGAAACCTCTTTCTCATCGGAATCACGTTGAATATATTCAATCCCTAATTTTTCTTGGGTTGGTTTAATCCCTTGTTCGTTTAACTGTCTAATACGTTCTCGTATTTCAAGAGCAGGATCAGTGCTCAAGATTTTTGTTAAACTTTCTTTTACTGTTTCAGCGGGATCAGTAACTTCATTTACGCCGATTTCTTTTAAACGTTGTTTTAATTCTTCCGGTAAAGCTTCCAGGTTTAATTTTGCAACTAAGTCTGTTGCTTTTGATTCAGCAGAAACAAAGTCTTTGAAGACAGGGTTTGAAAGAGAAGATTTTTCCGCTTCTAATGCTTTTGTCAGATCACCTCTAATGAATTCAGCTAAATCAGCTCTTGTATAACTATCCGCTACTGGGTCATAATTTTTATCTTTACCAAGAATCTGATAGTGCAATCTCGCAAAATCACTCTTGTCTTCTAGGTTTACACCATATTCATACGCTAGTTGCTTCCAAGTCTTGCCATCTTTTACGATCGCATCACTATTTCTAGTGTCCCAATTAGCTTGCACACTTTCTCGCTGTTCTTTGTAGAAAGCTTCTTTGGCTAAATGAGTAACGCCTTCGAGTACTTCTGGGTTCCAATAAAAATCGGGATTAAAGCTTTTGGTTGTCGTTTTAGTTGTTAAATCATCGATGAAATTAGTTGCTTGATGAATGGCAAGTTGCTTCAATGCGTTTGATGCAAGCTGCGTCTGCAGAACGTTTTGCTCATCTTCTTTAACATCCATGTAGCTGATGAATTCAGACATGGATTTTGAAGTATTAAAGCGAGGACGCAAGTATTTTTCAATGAAATCTGTGGCAAACTGCTGATCAATCTTATATGTTTTTGTTGTATCCGATGGATCTCGAATTTCTTGCATTTGCTTGTAACGCTCTGCAAGTGTTTTATCAAACCAATCTTGCCAGTTGTATTCAACTGAAGCGCCAAGTCCAAGACCTTTTTCCAGGCTGGCAGATAATCCTTTCTCTAGTTCTTGACCTTTCCCAAAACTTAAGAAGCCTCCAGCGCCAATATCACCGAGGATTGAGTTTTTAATGTCTTCTTTTAAACTGCCGGAATTTGGTAAACCCATGCTTGTGTACATGGATTTTATTTCTTGTTTTTTTAAGTTCTTGTTGTACTCGTCTAAGGTTTGTTTTAAAACATCAGCAGATAAAGCTCCAAAGACTTTTTCGCCTTGAACGTCGACATAGTTTTGAGCGGCTAGCTCTGCCAGCGAAGAAGGTTGTTCTTCTGAAGTGCCGAGTAGTGCTTCACGTAAAATTTGTTGCTCTTGATATGTAGATGGCCGAAGTTCCTCGGTATAGGTATCAAGTTGTTTTTGTTTACCAGGCAGTCCGCCTGGAGCCCCGACAAAGGTGTAATCTGAATGGAGATAAGAATCAAGTGTTGGGTATTTTTGAGTTATATCTACATTTGCTACTTTCTTTCCGCCAAAACTTACGTCGCTTGAAGCTTTATTCCATTCTTCAACTTTGTTCGGAACCAAGCCAGCATAGAACTTGGCATCAAAGTTGGCTAAATCAGCACCTTGTTTAGTTGAGTCCCATGGGGTAATATTTACGGCGCCTGTGTAAAAATTTTCAAGTTGCGATATTGTGCTGTCATCAATGTATTGTTGATATGGTGTATTGCTTGATTGAAAATTTCTGTCTAACGACTCCAAAAGAGTTTTGTAGTTTGAATTGCCTGTACCAACAGCATTAAAATTTGTTGCTATTGTCTGTGCAATTTGCAATTCTTGCGACGTTGCGTCGGCAGGAAGGCTGGGAACCAGGTTGTTATTTTGAATGGTAAAACGAATCATGATGCCTTCTTGTGACTCTGCAAGTCAATCAGGTTAAAACTATCTGGAATCATCCAGGTTTTTATTCTATCTAAATTTTCTTGTGTAAAAAAATCCTGTTGTTTGTACCAGGTTTCCATGTCGGTGGAAGCTTTGTTTGAGTTACAGCGGCAACAGGCTGGAATTAAGTTATTCCTATTTGAGCAGCCCGACTTGAAACGTGGTACGATGTGGTCCAAGCTGGTCGCACTTCCGTTGCAGTAGCCACATTTATGATCCCAGGCTTGGTATATACTTTCTCTAAATCGTTTCTTTGCAAGTTTTGGCGTTAATTCAACTAGCAGGGCAAGGGGCTCATGCTGGTTGCAAAACATGCTATTTAATTGCCGTTAATTTATTCTAATTTCCACACATGTATAAAGAACTGCAACGCAGGTATGAAATTTAGATTAAGAAACGCAATGGGTCGCAGCGGATCGATATGCTGCGAAGGCAAGCGTTGCATGCGCCATGTCACAGAGCACCGGATGGGTGTCAATCCAGAAAGCTGAGGAGCTTCTGGGCATTGACCGCAAGACTCTCTTCAAGTACCGCGATGACGGCACCCTGAAGCTTGGCCCGCACTACGCCGCATTTCCGGAGACTCGTTCCAGGGATGGCTATCGCTGGAATGTGAACGCCGTCAGGAAACAACTGCGTAAGATGGAGCAACCTGTTGAGATGGCTGCTTGAGCTTATGGTAAAAACTCTTGCGTAAACGATGGGCCAGGATCAAGTCTGTCACGTTTAACTTGACGTCTTGATACGCCATCGCTCGATACAAGGACGAACAAAGGGGACCAAGGCAGCTCCAGATGTTCTGGGGCTGCTTTTCTTTGAGTTGAAACAAAGAAACCCACTGCGGGTGAAGTGGGCGGACAGGGCGCTTCTTGTCGGCAAACAGTATGGTGTCACCTTGCCAAGACCATTCTTTGTCGCGGAATTGATCTGGGGTGATGCCAAAGGTAGCGACCATGCCGTAAAGCCAGGCTACGGGCTTGGTGGAGCGGCGTGAATCAAGGTGGAAGTAATCATCCACGATGCGCTGGTCCAATGGAGGGGAATGTCCCATGGCTGTAATGAACTGAAGTACGCCCACCATATCTCTCGGGGTACACCAGTAATTCGTTTTTAAGGAATCCTTAATAAGTCTCGTGAGACTCAATATAAGTATATGTTATGTGATATTTTGACATGTTTTGAGGCATAATAGGAAATACTCAAAACCGGTACATGACTAACGATTACGAGTTTGAAAAAGCATATTGGGGTGATTGCTGCAATACGTTCGATGAAGAGCAAAAACATTTTGTCTATGCCAGCTTGATGGGAGTCAAGCGGACTCACTTCAGTTTTGATGCAGGCAATAAGAGTGTGATGGACATTGGGGCTGGCCCGGTATCAATGCTGCTCAAGACAATTAATCTGACGAAGGGAAAAGTTGTCGATCCAATTATTTATCCCAGGTGGACACGTGATCGCTACCTGGCGCACAACATCAATGTTCTTGTATCCAGGGGAGAAGATATTGAAGAAAGTGGATGGGATGAGGTATGGATTTATAACTGCCTGCAACACACCGATGATCCCGGACTAATCATCAAAAATGCATTGAAGGCAGCTAAAGTTCTGCGTTTATTTGAATGGATTGATATCCCAGCTCACGAAGGACATCCCTGTGAACTGACGCAACAATCACTTGATGAATGGATTGGCGCCAAAGGTAATGTTGCCAACCTCAATCATTCTGGGTGTTATGGCAAGTGTTATTACGTAGTTCATACCAGCCCTTACGCCAAAGATCGTTAAGGGTCTGGAAGACACGGTCGTACATCTTGCCGCAGGTTTCCAAGCTGTAACGCTGACGTGCAGTGTTGGCGATCTTGCGTCGATCAAGGGTGTCTGCGTTGTGGATCGCATCAACCCAATCCTGAAGCGTATGACACCTAAAGCCAGTTACGCCATTAATCACGGTCTCCGTGAAGGCGCCATAATCAACGGAAACTAAGGGTGTGCCGCACAGCATGGCTTCTACGCCACTGCCACCAAACGGTTCGGTAAAGACTGTTGGCATCAATGCAGCCCGTGCATTGCGAAGAAAGTCGGACCTTTCGGTGCCGTGAATGGGACCGCGATATTCAATGTTGGGGTGGTTCCAGGGCGTTGGATCTCCTTGTCCGTGGAGCACGATTGGCCAGGGGCTGTGGTCTGCAAGTGCTTTGATTGTGTCCATTCCCTTTTGGCTGCAGATACGCCCAAGGAATGCCAGGTAATCACCTGCTTTGTATTTAGGTTTCCACTCCGTGATGTCGAAGTAATTAGGAATCACCCACTCGTAGTTACGTCCACTGCGGTTTTCTTTGCCCTGGTGGTAGTGCATCCAGGCGTATGACTCGAATATCCTGTAGCTTTTCGGCATCAAGGTTGGATAACCAATCCCTGTTTCAACGTGCTGATGATCTGGGAAGTGATCCATCAATACTTGATGAGCGTGGCCAAAGGGATGACAGATGATGTCCTCTGGTTCTAAGTTGCCCTTCAGGTGGACGATCAGACGGTCCTCAAAGAGACGATGGCCATCGCTACCGATGGTGGCATCATCACCATAGAAATCGGTTGCTTTTCGCTTGTTGTAGAGGTCGTCAAATTCTGTATCGGAGATAATTGGTATATGTACCGATGCCCCTGCCTCGCTGGTGCCATTGGAATATTCAATTACTTCGTAGCCCTGTGCTTGCATCATGCGCGGAAAGCGCAATGCTTTGCCAGTAAAAGCACAGTGCGAATATTTAAGTTGTGATTTGGTATGGAAAATACCAATCAAATGAAGACGAGGTTTTGCCATCTACGGTGATCATGTCACCGCAATATAGCGTTTTGGCACGTAGAAAGCAGCTGCAACCATGACATGACGCGAAGATACAGAAGCTGTACAAAGAATGCTGCCTGTAGATCCAGTGGTTGCTTTGACGCCATCAGCGATGCCAAGCGTTGTGTCAGCACCAAGGTTGGTATTTGAATCGGCACGTTCGTACCAGGTATTCGCAGTTGGTTGTGTTGTTGTGTTTGTTGCGCCACTTGCTACACTTGGATCCGTGGCGTCAAATGCAGAAACTGTAGTGTTATCTGCACCGCAGAATCCGGCAACGATCAACGTGTCTTTACTTGTTACGTTGATAGCTGCAGTTGAAAGAGCTGTTGCGTTTGCTGCTGCAGTACTGGAAGAAGACGCCATAAATCTGGGTGTGCCGTTGCTTGCCCTGTAAATCAAGATACGGCCAAGCCCAATATCACCACCTGTTCTTGTAAATGTGTTAGCCGGTGCTGCATCGCCGCGAACAATTGATGCAATTAAACCAGATCCAATTGACGTGCTAGCTGTTGTACTGGTATTGCCTGTGTTTTGAGTTTCGTGGATTGCCCAATCGGCTGGTGCTGTAAAACCAACGTTACTCCTGTACGCAATAACAGCTACATATAAATCCCCCTTCTGACCACCTGCCGGAAGTGTGATGGCAAGGTTTCCGCCGTTTGCTGTAGAAGCTGCACCAACGGCAACAAGTGTCCAGGCAGTCATAAGTCAGAACAGAACGGTGACGTGAAATTGATCCACTGTACCAGCGGTCGCAGTTGTTGTTAGCCACACAAAACTACCACCTGTAACAGACGGGTTGTCAAATGTTGTTGTCGCCGTACCTGTTGTTGTATTGGTTGTCGTGACGCCACCACTGATCAACTGCGTGCCTGTTGTACTGAAATCAGCATTATGGCGAATGTTAAAAGTAACGCTAGGGGATGTTCCAGCAACCAATGATTCTACGTGGCTAATTGTAATTGCAGTAGATGTATAAAACAGTGGAATCTTTTCACTTGTTGTTGGGTTAATTACAGTAATTGCTTTAGGAGAAGCAGGGCCTGTAGCTCCAGTGGCGCCTGGATCCCCTGCAACGCCAGTGGCGCCTGTCACACCAGTAGGTCCCGTGGCTCCAGTAGGTCCCGTGGCGCCTGTGGCACCAGGATCACCAACGCCTGTGGGGCCAGTAGCACCTGTTGTTCCCGTCAAACCAGTTGGGCCTGTTGCTCCGGTAGCCCCTGTCGCACCATCAGCACCAGGGGTGCCAACACCCGTAGCTCCTGTTGCACCTGTAGCGCCAGTAGCTCCGTCAGTACCAGCAGTTCCCGTCGCACCCGTAGCTCCTGTGGCACCATTTGTTCCTGCCGTACCAGTTGGGCCAGTAGCTCCGGTAGCACCTTGAATACCTGTAGGTCCCGTGGCACCAGTGGCACCGTCAGCTCCAGTGACACCCGTGGCTCCTGTTGCGCCAGTGGCACCTTGAATACCAGTCGCTCCCGTGGTACCAACACCGGTAGCGCCCGTTGCTCCTGTGGCACCATCACTGCCAGCAACACCTGTAGCCCCAGTGGCGCCTGTGGGTCCAGTAGCACCAGTAGTACCTACGCCTGTAGCACCTGTAGCACCTGTGGCTCCGTCAGCACCTGCAACACCAGTAGCTCCCGTGGCACCAGTTGTACCAACACCAGTAGCACCTGTAGCTCCTGTAGCACCATCTGAGCCAGCAACACCTGTGGCACCGGTTGCACCTGTGGGACCTGCGACACCTGTGGGTCCAGTGGCACCTTGAGGACCGACGTAACCAAGAGTGATGGCTGTTAGCCAGGAACTTGGTGTTGTTCCAGAGTGCAGGAAGTGGACTGTAGTGTTACTTGTATTTGTTGTTTTAGCGTAAACCTTTGTGACAATTCGATCTGTAGTGCTAAGCGGAGTATATGGAGTCGTTAAAACGTTGAGTTCTGTATAGTAATTTTCGGCGGTAGCGTCAATTTGAGGGGACTCTACAGAGAAAATTTCAACTTCAGTCCCTCCTGTGTCGCGCTTGTAAATGCGAAAAACAAGTCGCGAATCTCCGGCTGCATCAGAAACGTAAGCCCAAAACCGGATTGTGTATTCCCCTGTAGGTAATTCTTCTAAGTTTGGATCACCTGATGCAGTTGCAAATTCTTCAATTAAGACTTCACCGCTGGTGCTGTTAACAACAGCAGTCATGTCATCCTGTGGTGCGCTGTCGGGAATATCAGGAATTAAGCTTTCGTATCCACTGATATCTGAGTTAATTTGAGAGAAGTACCAAATACGTCCAGATGCTGAAATACCAGCTGCACCTGTTGCACCAGTGGCACCAGTGGTTCCAACACCAGTTGGGCCTGTTGTTCCTTGTACGCCTGTGGCACCCGTAGCACCTTGTACTCCAGTCGGTCCAGTTGCACCTTGAATACCTGTAGCACCTGTTGCACCATCAACACCCGTAGCGCCAGTAGCTCCGGTAGTTCCCGCAACACCAGTAGCACCAGTAGCACCTGCGACACCTGTAGCACCGGTTGCACCAGTGACTCCAGCCCCTGTGGCACCTGTAGAACCCTGGATGCCAGTAGCACCGGTTGGTCCTTCCACGCCAGTAGCACCTGTGCTGCCCACACCTGTTGGGCCTGTGGAACCTTGAACTCCAGTAGCTCCGGTGGCACCCTGAACGCCAGTAGCACCTGTGGCACCTTGAGAACCTGTGGCTCCAGTAGCTCCAGCGACACCTGTAGCTCCGGTGGGACCTTCTACCCCTGTGGGACCTGTAGAGCCCTGGACTCCGGTTGCTCCTGTGGCGCCATTAGCACCTGTTGCACCTTGAACACCGGTTGAACCTTGTGCTCCTGTTGCACCTGTAGAGCCTTGTGTACCAGTAGCTCCGGTGGGACCAGCGACACCCGTAGGGCCTGTTGTACCTTGCGGACCAGTTGGCCCTGTAGCACCTTGAACGCCGGTAACACCCGTAGGACCTAAAGGACCAGTAGCGCCTGTGGGGCCTGTTGTTCCCTGAACACCTGTTGCACCAGTTGCACCAACGGGGCCTGTAGCACCAGTTGGACCACCGGGATCACCGGCAGCACCGGTGGCACCAATCATGTTGTAGTTCTTTTCCAGGCCCTGGACGTCATAAGAATGCCAGGTGCCTTCTTGACTGAGGATTGCTTCTTCTCCAGCCGAGAGGTTGCCGTACCACAGCGTTGTTACTGTTGTTCCGTCCGTGTGATCAACACGGACATTATTAGAGCTAGATGGGTCATCATTACGGATGACCATTGTTCTGATATTGCGCTGAACCCCAGTTGCTGGCGCAGTGACAACAGTTGTTGTGCCACTGACCATAACACTTGTATTCTGCCTGCCAGGACTTACAACACCCGAGACGTTATCAACGTAAGAGGCGTGTATTTCAAGTTGAGTTGCATCGGTTGCAACAACTCGAATAATGTCGTTAACTGAGGTAAGTAATAACACGCCTGCTCTTTATCACGCCTGTGCTTTAATCATTTTACTATCACTGGCTTGGTTTCTCTCCAAGCGCTGGAACGTATGACAAATTGTTTTTGTCGTACATAGTAAACCCATCAATCTTGATGTAGTTCAGTGGTATATTAAACAATCTTTGAAGCATGGGTTGCATTACTTGTGACTGACAGTTGTAAGGCGGAACATCCATATATGTAAGCGCACGTGCCGCTAAATCCTTTGTAATTGCACGATGATCTTTTTCGTATTCGTCAACAAGCTTTTGCTCCCAACTTGCCATGCTTTCAATTTCAACAGGGAAATCAGACGGCTCTGGAGGGAACACACCATCTTGAAACCGAAGGGCGTAAATATGCTTACAGTAGCGCATTTCATCTAATACTGGAGACCAAATATCAGTCAAAGAAGTGATGACATTATTGGTTGCAGCATAATCTTCGTAAGACGGCATGCCTTCTGCCGTGGATCCTGTTAATCCTGGATTGCTGGTAGTACGTAAGTACAAAGAACCAAATTCCGAGTAAACACCAGGGCTGTCGCGAGCAGATCGTAAATCAACAGATGTTGCATCAGTAACAGTACCAGGGACAGTCAGGTTTTCACTTGGAGCAATGATTTCAAGAATACGATCGACATCTGCTTGAGTCATTGCTGCATTATCAACAATGCCAAGTCGTTTGAGCAATTCATTGCGACCGGGTTTAACGCTGGAAATAGCACTACGAGGAAAAGCTTTTTTGTTGCTTTTCCCTAGATCCATCATGTAGCTGTATTCACGACGCGTAAAATCCTGACACGTACAACAGTACCTAGCGCCTGTAATAAAATATCTTCCAACATTTGGAGGCCTTGTTGAAGGCGTAACCAAAGCACGGTCAGGAGTTGCCTCGACGGAACCAGCCTTGCGAAGCTTTAATATACCCGTCTCTTCATTCGTATCAACTAATACGGCTTGCACATAGCCATATCGTTTTTGTTCTATTGGATTGATTGTATCCCTGTCAATAATTTCTCCATTTGCTTCCAAAATACGATCTTCAAGCACTTCTCCGTTTAATGCTTTTAGACCTTCGATTGCTTGACTGATATCAACGTATAAAGGAGGTGGAAGTTTATTGCCTGAACTCCAGGCTCCATTGAGCTTTACATACCAATAATCATTGTCTTCTGTAACGGATTCAATGTACAAATCAAAGCTTTGTTGTTTTGCATCATCGTCTAACCATTGGCCAATATTTTCGTAGTCAGTGAACTGTGCATCAAGCCAATATTGGGTTACTAAAACGGAATAACCGTCAACCTGGTCAAAGCGTACACTGCCAGATTTTTTGGTGCCAGCCCAATGAATACCAAACTCTTTATTCGTAGTGGGAAAACCTGCAAACGTTCCGTTGATGTCTGGGTATTCAGTGCCGGGTGGCAATACGCCTGATGCAAAAGGGACAGTGTATTTAAAGTTATAAACGTAATTATTGTCATGCAAAGACGCAGTTGCTATTTCGTAGCCCCTGCGCCAACGCGTCCAAGCGGATTCACGGTTTGCCGAATAGATAGAATTCGGTACGCTTCCCCTGGAAAACTCAGTTGTAATCGGCTTCAGTTTAAATGGATCTTTTGTTATTGCCTGACTGAATCCACCAAATGAGCCGAAACCATTTGATGATTTACCCATGGATTAGAAGAATCCGCCTTGAGCAATAATGTGAGCACCTGGTGTATAGCCAGATGGATTTGCAGCATCTGGGAAAACACCTACGTAAATACGGTCGCCCCGTTCCAGGTAGATGCCTTTGTTGCGTAAAGGAGCCGTAGCCCCTAAACCATTTGTGTTACCGGCATGCATTACTGGCGCTGCAAGCTGTGGCATTACGTCAGAGCAATCAACCGTACCACTGTTGGCAGGGACTGTCTTGGCAAACAGCACACGGTAATCACCCGAGCCAGGGATTGGAACAGTTGTATTACGTGTCTGATAAAAAACAAAGGTTACTGCTGGTTGATAACCGTAAGCAACGCCTTTGTATTCAAAGCCAGAAGTGCTGGCGCCCGAATAATTAAGTGCCGTATTGACACCTGTCAGCGTAGAAGTACCGGTGTATGTGTAATAACCGTAACCGCTGTAAGGTGCACCGGAACCTGTTAGTACACCCGTAGAAGAAACAAAGACAATCTGGCCGCTCACCAAAGAGATGGGCGTACCAGACGTCGATACATTGACGGTGTAATCAGCTGCGCGATAAAAATCGTTGCGTGTAATGGTGATCGAATCAACAACACCGCCACTGTTATTATCTTCGCTGAGGTTGGCATCCATGTCCACCAAGATGGATGGAGCCTGTCCACCTTGCACAAACAAGGTATTAGCAGACGAACTGCCAACAGTCTGTGTTGTTACACGAACCGTGTCGTATAACGGGCGATCAACAAGAAGTGGCTGCTTGTTTGTAGATGTCGAGCTCACTGTTATTTACGTTATTGTTGTTTGTATTCTAACTGGTTTGGGCTAATCAAATACTTTGTTAAATCAAACCAGAAAGAAATTCTAGCCCTGTTGGTTGTGGCGCCAGCAAATCTTTTAACAAGCGTTGCTGAATCATCTCCGTAATAGTCGGCTGTTTCTCTTCTACACCAAGCAGTGCATTGGTAAACTCTTTTAAAAAGTCTGCACTTGAAATCTCATTACTTGAAGGAGATTCCGTAGCAGGCGCCGAGCCGGCTAAGGGTTTTAAACCTTTTTTGTAAGTCTCTTCTAACGAAGAAAAACTTTTGACTGGTTGACCATAAGCGCTGCGACCCGCCAACGTTGGAAGAGACGCCCATTCAGGTGCTAGTGCTGCAACAAATTCAGGTGTTAAACCTTTTTTCTGCAGATAAGATAAACCGCCAAGACCAAGAGTGCGTTGGCGAGCAAGGTCAAGAGCGGCAATATCCTGCTCCAGCGGGCCAAACGAGCCGAGGTTTAATTTTTGCTGTTGTTGTTTCCAGGTTGGCGTAAGGAATTGATAAGCACCTGCTGCGGTGCTTCTTCCTCTCATGACTTTGTCTGGATGTTGCTGGAGATTTGGAGCCAGCGAACCACCAAACATTACGCGATAAGAATCAGCCCCACCGCGTTCAGTGCCTTCCGCAAAACGAAGCATTCTAAGCAAAGCCTGAGCTTCTGGTGTTTGCCTGAATTGTTCGTAAAATTTGCGGTCAGCCATATTAACAACCTCCTACCCAATTTGACTCCGCCTTGAGACCAGGAGCAAAGATAGTTTGCAGCGCAAGAACTAAACTGAGCTTGGTAGTAAGACGTTTGACAAAATTAGGACAGAGAATCATCGGTTTAAAGCAACAACACTGGCCTCCGTGAATCAAAGATTCGTTATCCAGCGGGTTGGACTTACATGCAGAGCAATGCCAAGAAATCAAATATTAGCTTGGTTTATAAGACCCTGGAATTTTTTAAGTAACTCTGGATCAAGATTGACTGCATTAGGACCAAATGCTTGAGTTGTACCAAATGAAGTAACTG